ATTCCAGCACGGCGGGTTCCAGCGGCAATTACAGCACGGCGGGTTCCAGCGGCTATTCCAGCACGGCGGGTTCCAGCGGCTATTCCAGCACGGCGGCAGCCACTGGGGCTTATTGCAACGCAAAAGCAGACGGAAAAGATAGCATTGCCGTTGTAAACGGTGCTTGCGGTAAGGCGTGCGGCGCACTGGGCTGCTATCTGGTGCTGACCGAGTACGATGATGACGGCAATATGTTGCTGGCCAAAATGGCAAAGGTTGACGGAGCCGTTATCAAAGAGAACACCTGGTACACCCTCAAAAATGGCGAGTTTGTGGAGGCTGCACCGTGAAGAAGCACTACAACAAGCGTTGGCTTGAACAGCGCTGGGATGCAAGGCAGCCGGAGCGGTTGGAGCATATCCGGCTGAAACGGCAGCTGAGAACAAAAAAGGAGGCGGACGATAATGAAGCCGAACATGGGAATCGCAGAGTGCGTCCAGATTCTTCGGGACAACAACATCTCAAAGACCGAAAAGGTCTTGGGAGCGCAAATCCAGGCGGGAATTTTCCCGGAGTGGTCAAAGCCGTCCGTAGGAACAAAAGAGCCTTGCCCTGACATCTCCCGTGCCAGGTTTATGGCGTGGGTGAAGGACTTTTACAAGCTCGAAAAGGTTTACACAAAGGAGGATCCGAAGGAATGAAGTTAAAATCTACTACTTACTACTGGCTGGCCGTCATTTTTGGCGGCGTTGGAATGGGCACAGCTATGGGCGCAGAGGGCACCGCGCAGACCACTGGATACATCTCCGGCACGCTGTTTGCGGTGTCGCTGGCGCTGATTTTGGCCGCTGTTCTGCTGGCTCGTCTGGGCTTTGCCGCAGAGGACAGGGAGAGAGCCACAAAGCGGCGCAAGTACGGCAAGATCAACCGTGCCCACGCCCGCAACCCGGAATACCCGGAGAATCAGGAGCGCGGGGCATGATGACGGCCAAAGAGTACGTTGAGGGCAAAGTCAAATCCTACACGCGGCTTGCCGAACGCTGCAGGCGAGAAGCCGAAGCCTCAGATGACATTGTTGTCCGGGCCGGATACTCCGCACGGGCAAACGTCTTGGAGATGTGCGCCGAAGAAATGGACAACGTGCGTGAGATACTGCAAGAGGAGTCCGGGGAGATCACGTATGCCTGACACTGTCATCCATGTCATGTGGTACACCGTGTATGACGCCAAGTCCGGAGACCTGATTGCCAGCGGTACGTCTGAGATGTGTGCCAGACGGCTGGGTTACAAAAGCGCAAACAGCTTTGCGTCTGCGAGCTGCCACAGCCGCAACGGCAGGCGTCGGGCTCGCAAGTACATTTTTGAAAAAGAGTGCATCCGACGTGATGAGTTGGACAGTCTTCCGCCGATACGCCGCAAAAAAAGAAGAGACTGCCCGTGCTCCAACACGGACAAGCCAAAAGGGTGATGAGTTTCGCCGCCCATCACCACAAAGATATCACAAACAGGAGGTTTTTACAATGCATGACGTGGCATTTTACTATTGCTACGGACACCGCAAAGAGCACTGCAGCATTGACGTGCAATGCTTTGAGGGCGAGCCGGTCAAGGCCAGCGTGGACGCCCAGCACTGGGCAGATGAGCAGATCCAGACCGGTGAATACAGCCAGATCGACGTCAAGGACGCCCTGGGCAACCTGATCTATTCGAGGTGAATATTTATGCAGAAAGAACGCATGAAGCGTATGACCAAGAGGGAGCGCGTCAAAGACCTTTCCAACAAGGCCGAGGGTATTTACTACTATGTCGGCCCGCAGCACATGACGTTCCGGCTTATCAATTCCGGAAATGACCTCGCAAGCGAGATCAACCACGCAGTGTCCTTTTTCACGACATTCGCCGAAAAAGGGTACATGGACGATACTTTCAGCCGAGCCGTAATTGACAGCATTTACAGGATGGTCGGAAGGATGATGTGCGATATTGACATCATCCACGCAGCGGGCGGCGCGGAGGTCATGCCTGAACCGTACGAAAGCATTGATTTTTGTTACGGGAATGAGTACCGTACCCTGCTGCATGAGGCAGTCATCAATGGCTTGCCAGACAACTACAAGGGGCCCCAGCAGAATCCGAATGTGATAAACCTTGTAAAGCCGTCTGTGTCCTTCAAAGACCCCCTGGAAAAGTTCGACTTTGACCCTGACGAATACAATGACGGCGAATTTATGAGCTTTACCGAGCACGAAGAGCCACGCGACCGCAAAATTGTTTTTCACTGCACAAATTCGGATCTGGATGCGATCAAGCGCTTTGCAAATATCATTCAAATTAAATTCACAGAGGAGGAAATCCACCATGCCTGATACCGCTGCCAAACCAATCATTGTCGAACAGCAACAGCCTGCGCAGGTGCATGAAAATGCTATCCCCCAGACAATTTCAGAAGAAACCACCATTCAGAACTCCAACGCGAGCGCTGCAATCAGCAGTTGGAAACTTGCTTGCAGCATGGGAAAAGCATACGCTCAACTTCCGGACGGCATGGTTCCGCAGAGCTATAAAGGCAACGTCGCTGCCTGTGCCGTTGCCTGCAATATGGCAGCCAGAATGGGCATGGACCCGGCCTTCGTCATGCAGAATCTGTATGTCGTACGGGGTAATCCGTCCTGGAGCGGCAAGAGCTGCAAAGCCCTGATTGATAACTCCGGCCAGTTTGCCGGTCGCACCCGCTACCGCATGGAGGGCGAGGAAGGCAAGGACAACTGGGGATGCCGCCTGATCGGTGTGGACAAGGTCACCGGTGAGAAAATCGAGGGGCCGAAGGTCACGGTTAAAATGGCAAAGGACTCCGGGTGGTGGGACAAGCCCAACAGCTTCTGGCCCAAGATGACCGAGATGATGCTCAAGTATCGCGCAGCCGCTTATTTTGCCCGTGCGGAGTGCCCGGAGGTCCTCATGGGTGCAAATGTTGACTGTGAATCTTACGAAGCCCCGATGGAGGATTGATGCATGCTTAACGTTGCAGCCATCATGGGCCGCCTTGTGGCGGACCCGGAACTCAAGACCACCACGCAGGGCACCAGCGTGTGCCGTTTCCGTATCGCCTGCGACCGCAGCTATGTCCGTCAGGGAGAGGAACGCAAGGCCGATTTTATTGACATTGCCGCATGGCGGCAGACTGCCGAGTTCGTCTGTAAGTATTTCCAGAAGGGCAGCCTGATCGCCATCGACGGCAGCATCCAGACCCGCCAGTATCAGGACAAGAACGGCAACAACCGTACCGCTTTCGAGGTCGTGGCGAACAATGTGAGCTTTGCGGGCGCAAAGGCGGCGGGGAAGTCCGCTGCACGGAGTTTTGAGCAGCAGACGCAAAGTTATGCACAGCAGGCAAACGCCTCTCACAGCGCACCGCAGGACGGTTACGCGCAGGGCGAGCCGGACGACTTTGCCGAGATCACAGACGACGGCGACCTGCCGTTCTGATAACTGGCAAAGCGATGTGCTATCTGACGGTACGGGCGCTCAAAAGGAAGGAGGTGGAGCATGGAAGAGGAAGTAAGGCCAAAGGCTTTGATGATCCCGTTTGACAAGTTCGTCATTCTGGATATCCTCCCGCCGGAACAGTACAAAAACGTGGTCACCCAGATGCGGCAGTATGTGGAGCTGAATCGGGAGCCGGAAGAGCTGCAACCCATCGAGCGCATGGCATTTGAAGCACTACGCCCGTTCATGAACGAAAATATTAAAACGTACAAACGCAAAATTGACGCGCAGCACACGAACGGCAGCAAAGGCGGTAGACCGAAAAAGCCAAAAGAACCCAACGAAACCCATGGGTTTTCTGAGAAACCCAACGAAACCCATGGGGCACCAAAGTACAAAGTACAAAGTACAAAGTACAAATCTAATACTGACGTATTAGAGAGAGATGGAGACGCTGACGCGTCTACTACCCCCTCCCCCGCAAAATCGAACCGTTTCCATCCGCCGGATGCTGTGGAGGTCAAGGCGTACTTTGCCGAGAAGGGCGGCTCAGATGAGCAGGCGCAGCGGTTCATGGACTTCTACACGTCCAACGGGTGGAAGGTGGGTAAGAACCAAATGAAGAGCTGGAAGGCCGCTGCATCCGGCTGGATCTCGCGGGACAAGGAGCGACAGAAAGCCCCTGCGTTCCAGCGCAACCCGGTTCGGTACGTTTCCCGACCGCCGGAGGAAGCCGAGAAGGCCGTGGATTTCATGAGAGACGCACCGGACCGCACCATGAAGTGGCTGGAGAAGCGGAAAAAGGAGGAAGAGAATGCCCCGATACAAAGTGATCCTTGAGTGCAGCGGCCCGGTTGGAGACGCAGCACTCACCTACCGCATGACGGCTTCCAGCCCGCAGGCGGCAGAATTCAGAGCCTGCCAGATGGCGGGCGACCACTACCCAGAGTATACGGATATTCAGGCCAAGAGAATGGAGGTCGAATCCCAATGACGAACCCGACATGTAAGGACTGCCCGGAACGTCACCCAGTATGTCACGACAGCTGCCCGAAGTACGCCGAGTACAAGCGTCAGCTGAAAGCGCAGCGCATCTACACCAACGGTAACCACGCGGCGGAGCGGATCAGCCGTAACGATTTCAACAAAGAAGGATGGATGGGAGGAAGAAAACGGTGAAAGTGCTGATTGCCTGCGAGGAATCGCAGGAAGTGTGCAAGGCGTTCCGCGCCAAGGGTCACGAAGCCTACAGCTGCGACATTCAAGAACCGTCCGGTGGGCACCCCGAATGGCACATCCTCGGCGACGCCCTCAAGGCTGTTGAGGGGGGGGCAAGTCGTGACGATGGACGGTGTAACGCATGAAGTTGGCAAGTGGGACTTGCTCATTGCACACCCGCCTTGCACTTACCTGAGCAACGCAGCAACGCGCTCGTTCAGCTTGCGGGTCACGCCGGCCGAAAAAGTTGTTGCTCGGTGGGCAGAGCGCGTAAAGGCCGCAATTTTCTTTATGCAGTTCATGTTGGCAGATGTCCCCAAAATCGCAGTTGAGAACCCTGTGGGCATCATGAACACGGCGTACAGGAAAGCCGACCAGATCATTCATCCGTACTACTTTGCCGAAAACGAAGCGGACGCGAAAAACTATCACACAAAGCGCACTTGCCTTTGGCTGAAAAACCTGCCGCCTCTGGAACGAAAAAACAACCTTTCACCGCCAGAGCCTGTTTACGTCTCAAATGGGGAAAAGCACAAGAAAATCAGCTGGTGCGAAGGCATACGCGGAACGCAAAACGGCCAAGAGGGCCGGGCGAAAGCCAGAAGCAAAACAGCGCCGGGCGTTGCAAAAGCAATGTCTGAACAGTGGGGGTAAAGATGAAAACCGTGACGACCTGATTGGAGAGAAACTATGAAAGCAGTCCTTTTGAGCATCAAACCTAACTGGTGCAAGCTGATTTGGAGCGGGATGAAAACCGTGGATGTACGCAAGACCCGCCCGAAGCTGGAAACGCCGTTCAAGGTGTACATCTACTGCACCGGTCACGATGGCTTTGTCATGAAATTGCCCAAGGCGGGCGTGCAGAAAATGGACGGCAGAGTAATTGGCCAGTTCACCTGTGAAAAAATCGACAAGCTCGTCCACATCGGAACGATGATGGACATAAACATTTTGACATTGGACGGGTGGTATAAACCGGCAGATGCACTGCTTCAAGCGGCTTGCTTGACCGAAGCGCAGGCTAAAAAGTATCTCAAGGGCGGTGACGGATACGGCTGGCACATTTCTGACCTGAAAATTTATGACAAGCCAGTAAAGCTTAAAGATTTCTGGGCGATACAACCCTGTACGCATCGTGGAGACTGTTGCACCTGCCGCAGATGGGACGCAAAAAAGCTGATTTGCCGTGGAGAAGCGTTCGGGATCGAACGCCCGCCGCAAATCTGGTACTATGTGGAGGACTACAGATGAAACTGACCCTCTACGGCGACCCACACACAAAGAAAAATTCCGCACGCATTCTCCGCACACGCTCCGGGACCCCATTCGTGGCCCCCAGCAAGGTTTATGTGGATTATGAGACGGACTGCCTGCGGCAAATCAAAAGGCCGCGCAGCCCCATTTCTGCCCGCGTGAACGTGCGGTGCGTCTACTACATGAAGACCGCCCGTCGGGTTGATCTGGCAAACCTCATCGAGGCGACCACGGACATCCTGGTAAAAGCCCGGGTGCTGGAGGACGACAACAGCAAGATCGTTGCCGCCCACAATGGCAGCCGGGTAGAGCTCGACCGAAAAAATCCGAGGGTGGAAATCGAGATTGAAGAAATGGAGGAGTAAAATGTTTGATATGCTATTTGAAGTTGCAAGCACGCTGTTCATGGCAACACTTGCAGGGCTTTTCATCTGGTTTGTTCTTAGCGATGGCAACCCAATTGAATATTTCAAGCGGCGGCTCAACCGAAACAAACCTTGCCTTTGCGACCGGTGCGTATTCTTAAAGCAAAAATTTGGGGCGTCAGAATCCGGATATCACTATATCTGCCAGAGCGGTGACAAAGACGAAGGATACATAAATCCGCCCGAATATTGCCGCGATTTTGAAGAAAGGAGCAACAATGGCTCGCACATGGATACCTGACACCGACACCCAGAAGCCGGAAAGAACCGATTACCGCACCGTTAAGGCGTGGCTGAACCGCTACCGCGAAGCGGAGAAAAGATACTACTTGCTGTCTGACCGGCTGGCCGAAGCACAGGAGGCCACCCGGCACATCACCCAGAGCCTCAGCGCGGCCCCCGGCGGCAGCAAAGATGGCCAGAGCCTTGCCCGGGCGGTGGAACGTAAGGAGGAAGCGGAGCGCCGGGCTTATGAGCAAAGAGCGGTCTGCGACAGGCTGTTCCTCGAGATCAGAAACGCGCTCGCCCAGATCCAGAACGAGAAAGCATACACGGTGCTGTACAAGTACTATCTCGATTGCCTCACGTGGGAAAGGGTCGCAAAAGACATGAATTACTCTCTGCGCATGGTCTATGTCTTGCGGCGCAAAGCAATGGAGGAGCTGAGCCTTTAAGAACATTGCACTGTCATTACATTGCGGTTTCACTATCGCATGGTGTAAAATTGTATCATCGGAAAAGTCAAAAGGCAAACCGATGCATGCAGCCTCCGAAACGTGTCCCTTCTTGGCATTTTCCTCCTTTTCTGCTTGCAGGCACTGGGCTTTGCTCTCTCTTCACGTTTCGCGGGCTGCTTCTATGCGAGATTCCGAAACGGCTCCGCTCAGAGCTGCGCAACTTTGAGCGCATCGGGAAGGTTCGAGGCCTTCCTCTCCGCGCGGTTTGACTCCGCGATCTCGCTCCATATGGCGCATGGACCAGACAACCCGCAAGGCCGCACGTGCAACCTCCCGTGCCGAGAAAAGGACTTAGAATCATTGCCAAGGTGTAGCTTTCCTGACAGGATGTGCGCCAATCAACAGCCCTGGCGGAGAACCGGAGCTGTTTTTATATTCCCGTAGCTCAAGTATGGAGCAGCGGTCTCCAAAACCGCAGGATGCAGGTTTAAGTCCTGCCGGGAATGCCATCTGCGTGCCCTGTGAGGGGGCTGCGCAGCACGCGGGGCATCTGACCGCGTAAGTTCCAGATGCAGCGGCGCTCCACCGTTTGACGCCTGTCCAACGCAACTGAATGCGGGGCGCTGCTTATATGCCGTCATAGCTCAACTGGAAGAGCGCCGCCCATTTAAGGCGGGACAACGTTGGTGACACCACGGGAACATCACTGCACAGCCAGCCACTGCGCACATCCGTTCCGTGGGTGCTGGTTCAAATCCAGCTGGCGGCTAGCGTGATTTTAGAGTGTCCGCAGTGGACAATTTTGGAGAGGAGGCATACAAATGTTTGAGCGCTTGAAAGAACTGATTTGCGACATGACAAGGTTTGTGACACGTCTCGGCGCTGGCCTTATCCTCTCGGCCTTACCGATCAGCAACAAAGAAAGCCACTTTGTGCGCTATGCGCGGCGTTTCGGTTTCCGTGCAGACCACACAAAACGCGAGCCTCGGGCAGAGATCGGAGGCCGTGGCTGTATCCAAGGAGCACGGCCTGCTATCCGTGCGGATTAACCGCTGCTGATACAATACGATTAAAAACCAGCTTTTTGCATGATGAGCTCCATGCAGCAAAGCTGGTTTTTCTTATGCCGCTTTAGCTCAGTCTGGCAGAGCACCGGACTTTTAATCCGGGGGTAGCGGGTTCGATTCCTGCAAGCGGCACATTCGATATTTTGACCGTTCGGATTTCCGGGCGGTTTTTCTTTTGCATGAATTTAGAGAGGTGGTGGCGGTGAGCGCGAAGCGGCTGACAGACAGGCAGAAAAAGAAGATCATTGCTGACTATGTGCAGCTGCAGAGCTACACCAGAGCCGCAAAGCTGAACGACGTGGCAGAAAGCACTGTGCGGAAAATCGTGAAAGATAATCCAAAGTGCGCGGATTTGTGCGCCTTAAAAAAAGAGCAGAACACGCAGGACATGCTTTCCTACTTAGGCAGCAAGTGCGGGGAAGCACAGAATCTTCTCGGGCTGTACCTTCAGGCGATGGCAGACCGTAACAAAATCGCGGAAGCAACACTGCCGCAGCTGTCAACGGCGTTCGGCACCATTGTGGACAAGTTTGCCATGCTGGGAGGTCAGAGCGGCGTTGAAGTCCCAGACGATGGCCTGCTTGATGCCCTGAACGCTGCCGCGGACCTCAGCCCGCCGGATGACGTGGAGATGCTGCCAGAGGAAGAGGAAGACAATGCGGAAAAGTAACGGTTTTCGCTGGAAAGCCCTCAGCCAGCGGCAAAAGCAGGTCTTGAGCTGGTGGACACCGCAGAGCGCATACAGCGGTTACAACGGAATCATTGCCGATGGCGCTATCCGCTCGGGCAAGACCTTTGCCATGAGCTTCTCTTTCGTCCAGTGGGCTATGACCTGTTACAGCGGCCAACAGTTTGCCATGTGCGGCAAGACCATTGCCAGCTTCCGGCGCAACGTGCTGGGCACACTCAAGCAGCAGCTTGCAGCCCGTGGCTACAACGTCAAGGAGCACCGGGCAGAAAACTGCATGACCGTCAGCAAAGGCGGCAAATCCAACGAATTTTACTTTTTCGGCGGCAAGGACGAGAGCAGCCAAGACCTGATCCAGGGCATCACGCTGGCTGGGGCATTCTTTGACGAGGTGGCGCTGATGCCGCAAAGCTTCGTCAATCAGGCCACTGCCCGCTGCTCCGTCACCGGATCGAAGTTCTGGTTCAACTGCAACCCGGGCAGCCCGATGCACTGGTTCTATCTGGAGTGGGTGCGGAAATGCCGTTCCCGCAAGATGATGTACCTCCACTTTACGATGGACGACAACTTGTCGCTCTCCGAGGAAATCAAGGCCAGATACCGCAGCCAGTACAGCGGCGTTTTCTACCAGCGCTACATTCTGGGCCTGTGGACGGTGGCAGAGGGACTTGTATATGACATGTTCGACCGCAAAAAGCATGTCGTTGATGAGCTGCCGGAACTGTCCCCCAAAAGCGCCTATGTGGCGTGTGACTTTGGCACCCAGAACGCAACGGTCTTTTTGCTGCTCCAGAAGAAGGCAGATGCAGACTGCTGGATCGTCACCCGGGAGTATTACTACAGCGGGCGAGAGCAGAAGCGGCAAAAGACCGTGGGCGAGTACGTCACAGATCTCAAAGCGTGGCTGGACGGCCTGAAACCGGAGCGGGTCATCGTAGACCCCTCGGCCCTGCCCCTGATCACAGAGCTGCGCAAGAACGGCTTTACCCAGACCCCGGCAAACAACGACGTCCTGAGCGGAATTCTGGACGTACAGACCATGCTGCAGACCGGGCGGTTGAAGGTCTACAAGGGTTGCAAGCACACGCTGGAAGAGTTCGGCGTATACGCTTGGGACCCGGATAAAGACGACGCCGTGCTGAAGGTCAACGACCACTGCATGGACGCCATCCGATATTTTGTGCGCACGAAGCGCCTTGTGAAACTGAGGGATTGATTTTGAGCACTGTATACACATTCCAGACCTTTCAGCAGGCGCAGGCCGCCGGGGAACAGCCTGATTTTGTCCGGCGGTTCGTGCAGCAGCACTGCGCTTCTGGCCCTTACAGGATGGCGCTGGACGCTGACCTGTACGACGCTCAGAAAAACCCGGGCGCGGAACGTTTTTCGCAAGCCTACGCCTTTATGCTGAAGCGCCTTTCCAAGAACACGCGGCAGGATGTACCCCGGCCCGATATGGTCAAGAGCAATCTTTTCCGGCGGCTGAACAAGCAGCGTGCTACCTACTCCCTGGGCAACGGCGTCACCTTTGCGGATAAGGACGTGGACAAAGAAAAACTGGGGGCTGAATTTGACGAGCAGATCCAGAAGGCCGGATATTTTGCCCTGATCCACGGTGAGAGCTTTGGCTTCTGGAACAACGACCATCTGGTGGTGTTCAAGCTGACCGAATTTGCACCCCTGTACGATGAGACCACCGGCTCCATGCGGGCCGGGGTGCGGTTCTGGCGGCTGAATCCTGACACGGATATGCACTATGTCCTGTACGAAGAGGACGGTTACACCGAGTACACGGAAAGCAGGATCGGCAGCACTATGCAGGAGACGGCCCCGAAGCAGGCATACAAGAGCGTGACCGTCTCCACCCCCGGCGGCGGGCTGGAAAGCGTGGAGGGGGAAAACTACAGCACTCTGCCTGTGGTGCCGCTGTGGGGATCCGACCTGCATCAAAGCACCCTCGTAGGCCTGAAAGCCTACATCGACAACACCGATCTGGTGACGTCCGGCTTCTGCAGCGACTTGCAGGATTGCGCACAGATTTACTGGCTGTGCGAAAACTTCAACGGCATGACCGATGATGAACTGCAGGAGTTCCTTGCAAAGCTGAATTTGTACCACATTGCCGGTGCGGACACCAGCGAGGGCGGCAAGATCACCCCATACACCAGCGAGGTGCCGGTGACTGCCAGGCAGACCCTGCTGGAGCTGCTGCACACCCGGGTCTATGAGGATTTCGGCGGCCTGGACGTGCATTGCGTCAGCGCAAACAGCACCAACGACCATCTGGATGCGGCTTATGAGCCCCTGAACCAGAACGCAGACGACTTCGAGGCCCAGATCAAACCTTTTGTTCGTCAGATCTGTGCGCTGGCTGGCTTTGGCAGCGCAACGCCGACATTCAACCGGAGCCGAATCGTAAACACCGCAGAGCAGGTCAGCACAGTAATCTCCGAGGCGGCGATCATTGGGCAGGACATGGCCATCGACCTGCTGCCCAACCTGACCCCGGAGCAGAAAGAAAAGGCCCGGGCGGCGCTGATGGCTGAGAGTGCAACGAGAGAGACCACGGACGAGGAGGACGAAGATGAAACAGATGAAGCGTGATATTTGCGCCGCAGTTTTTGGCTTTTTCTTCGGCTGTGGAGTAAGCTCGTTTATCATTAACGTTGCAAAACTTGTGATGCGCTTATGACTGACCGTGACCGCATCTCTATTCGCCAGCTGAACCGCCTGCGCCGACGCATTTTGCGGGTGTACGGCACTGCCCGCCGGGAGATGCAGGAGCAGCTGACCGAGTTTCTTGCAAAATATAAGCAGCTGGACGAGCGCAAGCGGGCGCAGCTGGATGCGGGCGAGATCACCGAAGAGGATTACCGCATCTGGCTGCAAAATCAGGTCTTTCAATCCGATTTGATGCGGGCCAAGCTGGACGGCATCACACAGACTTGCACCACGGCCCAGCAGACGGCCTACAAGCTGGCCCGGGACGAGCAATACAACATCTTTTCTTTTGGCGCAAACTGGGCTTTCTACGAGCTGGAACAGGCTGCAGGCGTGACGTTCGGACTGACCCTGTACAACACCGAAGCGGTCAAGCTGCTGCTGAAAGAGAACCCCCGCATGGTGCCCAACAAGCGCATCAAGAGCGAGAGTAACCGCACCTATGACGCCAGGGTGTTCAATCGCTACGTCATGCAGGGCATCGTGCAGGGCAAGAGCGTCCACGACATCGCCGTGCAGGCCGTCAACGGCATGGCTGATACAGAGATCCACTGGGCCATGAACAACGCCATCACGGCGCTCACAGGCGCTCAGAACGCCGGGGCATTGCAGCAGATGCGCAACGCCAAGGCTCTGGGCATCGAGGTCAAAAAGCGGTGGAACTCCACCCACGACTACCGTACCCGTGAGACCCACCGCCTGCTGGATCAGCAGACCGCCGACCTTGACGAGCCGTTCAAGGTCATGGGTTACGAGATTCAGCGCCCCGGAGACCCCAACGCAGCGCCGGAGATGGTCTACCACTGCCGCTGCGTGCTGTCCTCTGCGCTGGGAAGGTACCCCCGGCAGAACGCCGCCCGGCGGGAAAATATCGTCACATACGAAGACACGGGTATGGTGGACGCCAAAGGCAAGCCCATAAAAGTGGCAGTAAAGAAAGCCGTGCCGGTTATGACCTATACCGAGTGGTATAAATCCAAGGGCGGCAAAGAGAAAGAACAAATGTGGTGGGCGGAAGAGAGAAAACGGAGAAAGGAGAACGGAAAATAATGGAAGCAAAAGAAGCAATGGAAAACTGGAACAGCGGAATTTCCGAGCTGTTTTCTATCATATGTAAAAAAGAAGAACCCACAGCGTTGGTTTGCGATGTGGAGCCGTTAATACGAAGATGGAAAGAAAAGGTAGAAAAAGCAAAAAGTACGGCTCTTAAAGATTATGACGTACTGGATTCTTACGAAACGGCGCTTGAAGAACTGGAAAAGTTTGCGGAAGAAAACAAGCTGTAAGCTCAAGAAAAAGTAAGGCTTGGAGGGATGAACTGTGATTCTGCCGATGGAAAACACCGAAAAAATGATTTTTCCGGGCGAAGGAAAGTTCCACATCCCTATCATCAAGCCGGAAACGGACATCCGCATTGACAAGCTGGAATGGATCCCTTTCAACTACGCTCTGTCTGCCAAAGATAGGGGGAGCAAAGGCGTCCATTTTTATTGCGACGATTACCAGTTTGAGCGCGTATGGCGCAATCCTGACAAGTATGTGCCGCTTTTGCAGCAGTTCGGGGCGGTGCTTTCCCCTGATTTTTCCATGTTCCGAGACCACCCGGAAGCGGTGCAGATTTGGAGCGCCTATAAACGGCACTGGTTGGCAGCGTACTGGCAAATGCACTGTATCAAGGTCATTCCCACCATCGAATGGGTGTGGCCGGAAAGCTACGAGTGGTGTTTTGACGGAGAGCCTCGAAACTCCATCATCTCCATTTCGTCCGTTGGGCTGATGAATGAGCATTTAGCTACAACCCTTTTTACGATGGGATGCAAGGAAGCTATGCGGCGCTTAAATCCCACGCAAGTTCTTTGGTATGGCAAACCATTACCGGGAATGGACTTTAACGCAACTGTAATTAAACCGCAATATGCGGAAGTAAGAGAGAGGTGTCACGATGAGCGGCGGTGGTAGATCATCCGGCAGAGCCGGGCGCAGTTCCACAAAAGCAAGCAATGGGACTGCCAACGAACACGAGTTTGAATCTTTTGTAAATGGCAAATGGGTCACCGATTACAGCAAAATTGCGGCAGCGGAGACGAAGAAGGCCGCCGTTGTTGTGGATAGTTCCAGATACAAGAAAACGCATAACGACGTTGTATCTTTCGTAAAAGAGCAAGTTGGCGTTGATCTCAACAAATATCGAAGTGGCGATGGTTCTTCTCCGTCTCATACCACATATTGGGACAAGAGCGGCCCGAAAGTTGCTTTTGACCTAAAGGGCATGACTTCGAGTGACCGTACAAAGTTGATGCAGCTGGCACAAAAGCCGTTTGGCGTAACGGTTGAACAGGGCGGCGCATGGATTGGCTTTGTTTCGAGGAAAAAGAAGAAAAAGTAAACCATGAAATTTGAATATAACATCAAATTCACCGACAACACCCCACAGCTGCATGAGGCGCTGGATTCATGGGCGGAGCGGGTGCTGACCCTCTGGGGCATGAAGGTGCAGGACTACGCCCAGCTGCTTGTGCCAACAGGAACGGCAGACAGCACCGGCATAGAGGGCTATGTTGGCGGTGCGCTGAAAGCGTCCATCACCTACGTTGTATCTGCCGCACAAAAGACCGTGACCATCGGCTCGAACCTGTTTTATAGCGTGTATGTGGAGTTGGGCACCGGTATTTTTGCCGAGAAGGGCAACGGACGAAAAACGCCGTGGGTCTGGAAGGACTTCAACGGCAAATGGCACTTTACCCGGGGCATGAAAGCCCGTCCGTTCCTCCGCCCGGCGGTGGAGGACCACATTGAAGAGCTGCGGCAGATCGCCGTGGAGGAAGGGAACAAGGAGGCGTAATTTATGAATTTGGAGAAAATGTTCAAAACACCAAAAGAAAAGTTCCTGCCCGATGATGTGAAAACTGCGCACTGCGAGGCAGAAGACCTTTTCCTTGAGCTTGCAACGCAGCTTGACGCACTTCCTGAAAGCCGAGAAAAAAGTCTGTGCATGACAAAATTACAGGAAGCGAAGTTTTGGGCGGTCGAATGTATCACCAAAGTTGCACGCAAAAACTAAATACTCAGCGGTTGGCGCACAGCGTCAGCCGCTTTTTTATGCCGCTTTAGCTCAGGCCGGCAGAGCACCGGATTTGTAATCCGGGGGCCGTGGGTTCAAGCCCCACAGGCGGCACCACACCGGCAGCACGTCCGGCAAATAAACCTTATTGCCAAGCATGGCAGCCCGAGCAAGGGCAGAAAGGACTATCACATGGCACTTGAGAGAAAAGACCTCCGCGCGATTCTGGAGGATGAGACCGTGGACGTCAGCGGCAAGATGAAGAAGATTCTGGACATGCTGCACACCGAAACGGACGCTCTTCAGAACCAGCTGGATGACGCCAAGGCCGCGACCGCCAAAGCCGAAAAGGACCGGGACGCAGCCAACGGCGGCAAGGAAGCCGCTGAAAAGGCGCTGACCGACTACAAGGCCCAGCAGACCAAGAAGGACACCCACGCAGCCAAGGAAGCCAAGTTCCGGGAGTTGCTGAAGTCCGCCGGGGTGCTGGACAAGTATGCTGATCGGGTCGTGCGGCTGTCTGGCGAGGATATCGACAAGCTGGAGCTGGACGATAAGGGCAACGTCAAGGACGCCAAGAAGCACACCGACAGCCTGAAAGCTGATTGGGACGACTTTGTGGCCACGACCACGACCACCGGCGCAAGGGTGGACACCCCGCCCACCAATACCGGCTCCAAAATGACCAAAGACCAAATTTTTGCAATCAAGGACGCTGGCGAACGCCAGGCCGCGATTGCTGCAAATGCCGACCTGTTTACAGGCGGCGGAAAGGAATAACATATGGCAGCAAAAGAAAATATCACCATGACCACCGATATCACCGTAGCCGCGCGTGAAATCGACTTTGTGACCCGTTTCCAGCGCAACTGGGACCATCTGCGCACCATTCTGGGCATCATGCGCCCCATCCGGATGCAGCCTGGCACCGTGCTCAAGAGCAAGTATGCACAGGGCACCCTGCAGAGCGGCACCGTGGGCGAGGGCGAAGAGATCCCGTTCAGCAAGTACACCGTCAAGGAGAAGGAGTACGGCAAGATCACCATCGACAAGTACGGCAAGTCTGTCACCCTTGAGGCGATCCAGAATTACGGCTACGATGTCGCCGTGCAGAAGACCGATGATGAGTTCCTGTACGACCTGACCGCTCTGGTAACGGATAAGTTCTACAAGTTCCTGAACACCGGCACCCTGAAGGGCACTCCCAAGACCTTCCAGATGGCGCTGGCACATGCCAAGGGCGCGGTCGAGAACAAGTTCAAGACCATGCATCGCACCGTGACCGGCGTTGTTGGCTTTGTCAACGTGATGGACGTGTACGACTATCTGGGCAATGCCAATATCACCGTGCAGAACCAGTTCGGCTTCCAGTACATCAAGGACTTCATGGGCTACAACACCATCTTCCTGCTGTCCGACAGTGAGATCGCGAAGGGAAAGGTTATTGCCACCCCGGTAGACAACATCGTCATGTACTATGTGGATCCTGCGGATAGCGAGTTTGCCCGCGCAGGTCTGGTCTACCGGACCGCAGGCGAGGCAAGCAACCTCATCGGCTTCCACACTCAGGCAAACTACAGCACCGCAACCTCCGAGAGCTACGCCATTATGGGCGTGACCCTGTTTGCTGAGTATCTGGACGGTATCGCTGTCGAGACCATTACCCCGGGTGAATCGGTCTAACCTGCAAGGGGGTGACTTTGCATGACCGTCCCTGAGCTGTGCGCCTACACGCACAATTTCTTTGACCGGGCAGACGATCCTATTGCAGGCGAGTTTGCCTTTGAGCCGGACACCGTGCCCGCCGGGGTAGTGCCGGGGCAGTATTTCCTCGTGTGCGGATCCATCTTCAATGACGGCGTGCACAAGGCCGGGGACGGCGATCTGACTGCCGAGACCTTTACCGGGACGGTGCAGCCTATGCGCGTGCCGCCTGATTTTGTGGAGCTGTCCCGGAAGATCACCGACTACGACGCAAGACTCCCATCCGGCGGTATGTATGTGTCGCAGTCGTTCAATGGGTGGTCCGGGTCCATGGCGACCGGATCCGACGGACTCCCTGCGGATGGTCTGACCCGGTACCGCAAGGAGATCAACCAATGGAGGAAACTGTAATGGCAGTCAACGACTTTGTCCGGAACACCGTCATGGACGGTTTCAGCCGGAAATTCTGCTTTCTGGAAAAAAAGCTCGTTTCTGATGGGCTGTTCGGCTCCACCACCACATGGGTTCCGGGGCTGGAATTCGAGGGCGTAGAACGCCACGACACCACCATTGAGGCACAGCAGGCCGAGCAGCAGGGCACCGCTTCCACCTATTCGATCTACGTTGACAAGAGCGTTCAACTCTCCCCCTTCGACCGCATCAAGCGGTTGGAGGACGCGCAGGTATTCGAGGTCACATCTGCCAGCGCAGACAAGCTGTCTCCGGCGGAAAGCGGGATGAACCTTGCAGTTGTCCAGTGCAAAAAGGCGGTGTTGACCTGATGGGCACAGCAGAAGCCATTACAACGGCGCTGAACAGCTTTTTTTTGCTGTTTGATATTCCTGTGTACCCGGAGGATTTTGTGCCGCAGGGCGCTTCCTTGCCCTATATCACAGTGCTGCCGGTCATTCCCAAAGGATTTGACGAGAGCAGCACCTTCCACGCGCGGCTTTGGTATTCGGTGGACGGCGGAAAGCTGCCCATCATCCGCAAAACAGACGAGATCCGCGCTGCCCTTGGCGATGGGCTTACCATCGAGTGCGAGGGCGGCGCGATCCTTTTATGCGCAGGCAACCCGTGGGCGCAGTCTATGGACAACCCACCGGAAAAATACCTGTGCACATACCTTACTTTTGACGTCACATCCTTTGTGGTGTGAGAAAGGATAACGCATGAACAAAATGTATCACGCCATTTCGGCAGATGCTTTCAAAAAACTTCAGTTTCAGGCGGGTGCGCTGCTCAAAAAGTTTGACCCGGCGGGTACAACCCCCATTGCTGCAGAAGATCTTATCTGCCTGACCTCCGGCGGCATCACCATTTCCTGCAAGCCCAACACCATTGATCTGGGCGAGGATCTGGACGAAGTGCCCGAGAACACCTACCAGCTCAAGCACATCACCAGCTGGGATTGCGGTATGTCCACCACCTGCATGACCGTGAGCGCCGACACCATCAAGCTGGAGCTGGGCGCTGCGGACGTTGAAACCAACAAGATCACCGTGCGCGAAGACTACAAGGACGAGGACTTCCAGGACATCTGGTGGCATGGCAACCTGATCGGCGGCGGTTATGCCGCGGTTAAGCTGATGAAGGCTGTGAGCGATGGCGGCATCGAGCTGAAAACCACCAAGGACGGAAAGGGAAACATCAGCCTGAGCTTGAAGGGTCACTACGACATGACCGACACCAGCAAGGTGCCTATGGAGTTCTACGTCAAGGAGGCAGAATAAATGATCCTTACCATCAATCTTGACCCCGTGGAAGCGCTGCCCAAGCTGTATGATGCAGTGGACGGAATCACACGCATGGTCATGGACGCAAAGGACAACGTAAATAACCCGGAGACCAAGGCAGCCCGGGAGACCATTGTTGCGAACGCCCTGAAGATGCTGGGCGCAGAGCCGCAGCCCGGTGAAAAGAAAAAGCTGACACCGCGCGAGTTTGCGCTTGCCGCGCTGGACTTTGTCAAGCCTCTGATGAAACTTGACCCTGAGCGCACCGTGAACGCCCTGCACCAGCTGTACACGCTGGAAGAGGGCGAAAAAGACACCCTGCCCAAGGCGTTTACTGCACTTACAAAGTCCGTGATGCAGAAAGACGTGCAGGATTTTTTGTCCTCGCTGGCAGACTTGAACGGCCTGAGTTTTGGCACTACGTCTGCCGAGCCGACCTCCAGCATCTCCGAGCATACGGCTTAAAGTATTTCGTATGGTTCGTCATCAGCGAGATGCGGGAACAGCAGCGCACAAGAGCATACCAGCTGTACACGGCTGATATGCTTTATCTTTGTGCTGTATCTCTTGGTCAGCCGGTGGAGAAGCCCTTCAGCGAGATCATGGCAGAGTACGACAAGCCACTATCTGAGCGCAGGCACGAGACTACGCTGGAGGAAGCGCAGGCGTGCTGGGAAAAGACCCTTGCAGACAGTAAAAAAGCCGCAGAGCAGAACGGAGGTGGTGGAATCTGAACATTTTTAATTTGATGGCCACTTTGGGGCTTGATACCTCCGAGTATGAGCAGGGCATCGAGCAGGCCAGAAAAGAGACGCAAAGCGCCGCAAACTCGCTGAACCGTAGCGCAAACACCGCCGGGAGCGGCGTTTCAGGCATGGCAAACCAGTTTGCAGCAGCCAGCGCAAAAGCGACTGTCCTTGCAAATATGCTTACCTCGCTTGGGACAAAAGCGGTAGGCCTTGCAAAGGGCTTTGTCGAGATGGGCATTTCTTATAACGCCCAGATAGAAAAGTACACCACCGGCTTTACCAATATGTTGGGCAGCGCACAGGCCGCACAGGAAGCCATGCAGGCAATTCAGGAGGACGCAGCCCGCACCCCGTTTGACGTGGCATCCCTGACGCAGGCAAACCAGCTGCTTATCAGCGCAGGCGAAAATGCTGCGTATTCCCGCAAGGTCATCAATGCACTGGGCGATGCAGTTTCCGCAACTGGCGGCGGCAACGCCGAACTATCCCGCATGGCTGCAAACCTGCAGCAGATCGCAAACGTGGGCAAAGCTGCAGCGATAGACATCAAGCAGTTTGCCTATGCGGGCATCAATATCTATCAGATTTTGGCAGACTACACCGGCAAATCGGTGCAGGAAGTCCAGAATATGACCATTAGTTACGACCTTCTTTCGCATGCGCTCATAGCAGCCAGCGAGGAGGGTGGGCGTTACTATAACGCCATGGACACCCAGAGCCAGACCATGAACGGGCGTATATCCACCCTGAAGGATAACGTCAGCCAGCTGGCTGGACTTATGACCGGCGACCTTTCCTCCGGCATCGGTGTTGTGATAGGCCACCTGAACGACATGGTTGTCGCAGCGCAGGAAGCCTACAAGGAAGACGGCTGGAAAGGTCTCGGAAACGCAATCCTTGAACTGGATAATCCCATCAGTGCCATCATCAAAAAGTTTGGGCAGCTTGGCAGCGCGGCTGTTAGTGCACTGGATAAGGCAAGCTACTATCTGAACAAGGCACTGGGCAAAAATGCTTATGCGGGGTACGACAGCTACGAGGACTACAAGTCAGACCAGCAAAAGCAAAGCAACAGGAACCGGCTGCGGCAGAACGCTCTTTCCGGCAAAAGCGTAAGCAACAAAAGCTGGTCTGAGCGACAAGCAGAAGCAGCGGCCGCGAGCGGCGGCAGCTCCATCGTTACAAGTCCTTCCAGTTCCTCCGGCAAGAGCGCCGGCACAAAATCCAAGACCGAAACCGTCATTGCGTCCGTGTCGCATACTGCAACCACCACCGCCATGAACGCGCTGGGTGCAGTGACCACCAGCGTGGAGACCTTGCAGGAAAAAGTCAAAGATTCTGCTGGTAAAATCAAAGATCGCGTAACTACGACCACCACCGAAACCGGCAAGGAAATGGTCAACGGCGTAGCTACCACCTACAAAAAGGTCAACACCGTTGTGGACGGCGTCGTTACCAAGACCACCAAGGTCTATGATGACATGTCCAAGACTCTGACCGGCACCCTGACCAAGGTTTCAGAAACGACCTTTGACGGCATCACAACAAAAATCCAGGAAGCTACAGAAAAGTACGCCGACGGCAGCGAGCATATCAAGAAGACCGTCACAGAGACCGGCCAGCGCATCGGAAAGAACGGCGCGGAGACCTACGAAAAGATCATCACCTACATCGACGGAATCGAAGATAAGGTGAACGAGACGTCAACTGCTATTGACAACAGCGTTAAAGGCATCCAGAGCCGCATTGACCAGTACCTTAGCGACGCTTCCGGAGAATCCAACAAGGGCATCTTCGGGCTGCTGAAAAGCACCATAAGTGACGCCAAGAACAAAGACTGGTCAAGTCTTGCACTCGATGTTACCAAGCTGATCTGGGGCGAGGTGTCGCAGGGCCAGCGCGAAACGATTTCCAAGTGGTTTGACAACGCCCTTGCCGCCGTGAACGAATCTTACTATGGCGGTGGCCTGAAAAGTGCATTTACCGCGGTGGAAAGCCTGTTTAAAGACGGCATTGTGCCGGGCGTAAACAACGCCACGACGGCAGTTGATTCCTTCTCTAAGGTCGTGAGCGGGCTTGCGAGCTCTGGCGGCGTTGGCGGCGCACTTGGCAGCATTGTGCAGGGTTTTTCTGGTATGGCTGGCGGCATCACGTCCGCGCTTGGCACTGTGGTGTCGTTCATCTCGGCGAACCCGGTTTTAGGTATCATTCTCGGCGTTGGCGCTGTGGGTGCTGTAGCTGGCGGCATCGGGCTTGCGCTGTGGGCCAAAAACAAAAAGAGCAAAGACCCGGTCAATAATTACAAGAGCCCGTTTGACGATGTGGGCGTGTACGACAGCCTGAGCGAGTTTTCTACGCGGTCTGCGATGCAGTACCGAGTGATCGGACAGAGCAGCCACGCAGACAAGCAGACCAGCATTCTGGAGCGCATCGAGGAGCTTCTGGACGAGCATCTGCCTGCCATTGGCACCGGTCAGGTGGTCATGGATTCCGGCGAGCTGGTGGGCGTTATTTCGCCCAGGATGGCACAAAATGTTGACGCGCGCATCGGTGTGACCGTGACGCGGAAAGCGAGGGGTGTGTAATGGGCAAACTTTTGGGCGCACAAATTGGCAACTTCCACACCCTGAAAGACTGGAAGCTGTATCTCAAGGTCGGAAGCCCCAAAATCGGCCCTGCTGAGGTAGATGACTACCTTGTGCAGGTGCCGGGGTCTGATACCCTGCTCAACCTGACCAGTTCTTTGGACGGCAGGCCACACTACAAAAAGCGCACCATTACCATGGAGCTCAAGTGCACCGCACCGAAAAATCAGTGGGAGAACCTCTACAGCACTATCGCAAACGCCATCCACGGGAAATGGCTCCAGTGTAAATTCGACAATGACCCCAGTTTTTACTGGGAGGGCCTGTGGGAGGTGTCCGTCATCAAGGACGCATTATACTGTGTGTTTACGATTACAGGCACTTGCGACCCCTTCAAACGAAGTGTATACGACGGCTCTGATGACTGGCTGTGGGATGACCTTGTATTTGATGCGGCGATTATCCGCAATTATACGGATATCCAGCTCAATGCCAACGAGGACATCACCGTAACCGTCACCGGTGCACCAAGAGCGGCTGGCATCTACTTCAAGCGCAGTGAGGACGCTGCCGACATTGCGGTGTCTCTCAATGGCCTTGAGGTTGGCATCCTTGCAAAGTCTACAGAGTGGCAGTACATTGAGGGCTTGCATATGCCGGATGGCGTTGTAGGTACTCTCATCTTTGCGGCGTCTGCGGATTGCAGCATCAGCATCCGATATCTGGGGGGCAGCTTATGAGCTATAAAGTTTATGCGGGCGTCCAGACAGGCGTTGACGTGTGGAAGACAAAGACCTGCATTTACGACCCAACGGACTACACGGACACAAAAAAGCTCATCAGTCCAACTCTGACACGGGAGGTGAGCAAGGCCGGTAGCTTGGAATTCACCCTGCCGCTTGGCAATGTGGCCCACTCAGCTTTGCAAAAAATGCGCACGACCGTGTCCGTAGAACAAGACGGTGTGCGCATCTGGGAGGGCAGGCCCATGAGCCATGAGCAGGATTTTATGCTGCGTCAAAAAGTCTTTTGCGAGGGAGAGCTGGCCTACCTCAACGACAGCTCTGTTGCGCCATATACAGCCAAAGACGTGACGATCAAGCAATTTCTTGCGTTTCTGCTGGAAAACCATACCGGCATGGTGGACGCATACAAGTCGTTTGTCTGCGGAAATGTTGGCTTTCCGAGCACCAGCGTGGTGGTGCCAGAGCTGCATAACTGCGTGATGAAACTGGAACACATGGCGGGTACTCCGGATAGTGACGGCGATTACAGGTATGAATATGGACTTTATACCTCGTCCGGCGTACAGCTTGTAAGCCAATATGAAGTCGGCTACTCAGATGACGACACGGCCCCGGATCCATCTGCGTACAGCTGGACGCTGAATGAAAAGCATGCAGATTCTTCCATAAACGGGTATATCTGGCGCACTGGAAACGGCCTGTTTTCCGTGAGTGTAAATGTGGCCCTGCCCTTGGACGGAGATGGCCAGACGCACGAAGCTACGCAAAGAACGGTTACGCCGGATATCACATGCGCCACGCACTCAAAATCCCTTCCGCCTGAGACGGAATACGATCTCAAAGACACGGTCTCGAAAAATTGGAAAATCGAAAAGCAGGGAGACGGCTATGCCGTCTTGTTCAACGGTGCAGCCCTGCCGGATTCTTCCGTTGTCCGTTACGATTCTGCGCCACGGTACACCTTTGGCGATGGACGAAATTTTGGCGTTACATGGGATGTCATCCAAAATGAGCTTGTGGATGTATACGGCGGGTATCTGATCGTCCGGCACGAAAACGGGGCCCGGTATCTGGACTACGTCCAGGAAGTGCAGGAGAAAAACGGGCAGCCCATCGCATTCGGCACAAACCTGCTCGACCTGAGCAGCTACGTCAAAGCAGAGGATATCGTCACCCGCGTCATTGCTGTCGGAAAAAAGAAATCCGGCTGGTTTTTGTGGGAGAAAACCAACACCATCACGGCAACCGCTAACGACGCCACCGCGCAAAAGCTGTTTGGCATCATCGCGCGGGTCATTGTTCAGGACGGAACCGAAAACACAACGCAGTCGCTTCTGGATGCCGCCAACGCGGAGCTGTCCAAAAACTTGCGTTATCTCGACGGAATCACGGTAAAGGCTGTGGACCTCAAGGATGCCGGTGTGGATATCGCCCGCCTTGGCTTTGGCAAGATGACACACATCTACTCCAACCCGCACGGGGTGAACACCTGGCTTTTGTGCTCTAAGCTTGTGGAGCCTTTGGACGCGCTGGACAAAAAAGAATTCACGCTGGGCATTGATTTCTCCAGCGTCAGCGACTTGCAGGCCCTGAGCGCACGAAAAGCCAGTGACGCCTATGACCTGAGCCGCTCGCTGAAGGGCTATGCATCCGCAAAGGGGTGATAAATTGGATAAGACATTTGACGAAGCGATTTCCGAAGTCCGCAATGCAGAACGCGGCGTGGAAGTACGGGAAGCCCTTGCACAGGGCTTTGAGTATGTGAAGCGGTATGGTGAGGCTGTCATCGCGCGGCAGGAAGAAGCTGTTCAGAGTGCGGAAACAGCCACAAACGCGGCGGCAACTGCCACAGCACAGGCCGCAGCAGCAGCCAAGACAGTCAAAGACGCCACTGCAAACGCCATAAGCGCAGCGCAAGAGCAGGCAGATATTTCAGCATCAAAAGCCGAGGAATCTGCTTCCAGTGCCGCAGGAGCAGCGGCCAGTGAAACTGCTGCCGCGTCTAGTGCATCTGCTGCAAAGGCCAGCGAGGAAGCAGCTGCAAAGAGTGCCGCCGACGCAAAGGCTATCGTGTCCACTGACACGACCCTGACCGTATCGGGCGCGCCGGCTGATGCAAAGGCGACCGGAGACGCCCTGGATCAGAGGTATACCAAGGCCCAGGCCGACGCCAAGTTCGGCACGCCGTACACCCTGCCGCCCGCTACGGCGGACCAGCTGGGCGGCGTGAAGGTAGGCGACTATCTGGACATTGCCCCGGACGGCACCCTGAGCGGCAAGACGCTGTATGACACCATCGCGGCCAGTGTGGCGGTAAAGTCGGAGGCGCGGCTGGTGTGGAGCGGAAAAACAACGATTGGGAGGAGAAAAACTGAGACAATTAACGTTCAGGACGGTGTAGATTACGTTAACCTCCGCATAAACGAAGCTGATTTTAATCTTACCCCTGGTATGACATATGAAACTGGCAGTTTTGGCGCGGGAAGTCTCAAGGTCACAGTATTATTTTCGGCCGACAAAAAACGTCTTGAATGTACCCTTACCAATACGGTGAATACTGTATCGGTTGTATTCACCGGCTACCACTACCCCACCTTGGCAGAGCTGCTGACCGAGACGCAGTCCGCGCAGGCGGACACGGACGCCCTGGCGGTAGATCAGGAGTACCGCCTTACCCTGCTGGAGCTGGGACTGACCGATGACACCACCACTGATACAAGAACCACATAAGGAGGTAAAAACTATGTTGTATCGTACCTGTAAACGCCTGATCGAGCGCGGACAGACCGCTGGTCTTGCGGACAAGCTGGACGTGTTCTACGCCATTGGCCGCATCACCGAGGCCGAGTACAAGGAGCTGATCGAGCTGCTGGCCCAGCAGGAGGCCGCCCATGGCGCTTAATGCCTACTCTTTGACATTGGGGGTGATCGCAATAAACAACACATTTTTGACCGCACTTTTCAACTTTTTGAGCCGGTTCTTTGCCACTTTGGCGGAAGAACAGGTAGAACAGGAGGACACAATGGCATCTGTGACTGAGGTGACCGAGTGGACGGGAGCACCGCCCTACCGCTACATCGACGTAAGCCGGTGGCAGGGAAAAATCAAAATGGAGGGCTGGGCGCAGGTAAAAGCGGCAGGTTACAAAGGCGTGATGCTGCGGGCCGTAGGGAGCCGCAACGGTGTACCCTACATCGACCCCACCTTCGAGGACAACTATTCCAACGCAAAGGCAGCCGGGCTGGATGTGGGGGCATACTACTACACCAACGCCACCAGTGAGGAGATGGCAAACCGGGAGCTTGCCGTGCTGCGGAAGACCCTGGTTGGGAAAGAGATGACCATGCCGGTGGCAGTGGATCTGGAATCGCCGATTCTTGCCGGGATGCCCTATGGGAACTTATCCAATCTGGCAGCCTACCATCTGGAACAGATTGAGAAGATGGGCTTCTTCGCCCAGCTCTACACCTACACGAGCTACGCAAACGTCCATCTGGACATGGCAAGGCTTGCAGGGCGGTGGGACGTATGGCTGGCGGACTACACCGGCAAGACCCCCAAGGTTAGTTTTAAGTACAACGCACACCAGCACACCAGCAAGGGCAGCGTGCCTGGTATTTCCGGCCACGTTGACCTCAATGTGACCACACGCAACTACCCGAAGATCATCTGTAAGAAGGGCCTGACCCGTCTCCGGGAGGGCAAATGACCGAAAAAGAAGCTCTACTGTGGGTGCTGGGCATCCTGGGCAGCCTGTGCGCTGCGGTCATCACCATCGACAAGGTGCTGGACATCATCCACAAGTACGTCAAAAATGCACAGGCCCCCGACGATGCGCAGAACAAGCGCATTGACACCATTGAAAAGCGACTGGCTGCGGTAGAAACTGTTTCCACGCAGCACGCCGCGGCCCTTAGACGCGATTTGACGCGCTTTGACGGCATTGATGAAGAAATGCGTCTCGTCCTTGTTGGCGTGCAGAATCTTTTGGATGCACAACTTTCCGGCAACAACCGCGAAGGTATGCAAAAAAGCAAATCCGATATTAACAACTACCTGCTGAAAGGAGTAACAAATCATGGAAGCAATGCTTAACTTTATCCCCACCCCCGTCGCAATCGCTCTCATCATCGTCGGCTTTGTGGCTCTGGCGGTCGGCGCTATCCGCATGGGCTATAAGCAGCTGGTCAAAGATCTGGCCTATGACCTCGTGTGCAAGGCCGAGGACAGCATCATGGGCAGCGGTCAGGGCGCAAAGAAAAAGAAGCAGGTCTTTGACGCGCTGCGTGCGGCCTGCCCTGCATGGCTGAAGCCTATCATCACGGATGAAGTGCTTGACGCAGTGATTGAAAAGGCAGTAAGCCTGATGAAGAAGGCACTGGCAGATAATCATCCTGCTATCAACAAGGAGTAATTTATGATCGAGCTAAGCGTATCTCTCGCATCCAATGGCGTCGTCAAAGTGCCGGGCTATGAGCAGCTGGTGCGCTTTGGCTACACCAAAAACCGGGGTGTGTACCGACTTGCTGTCACCGCATCCGGCGAGTGGCAGGACCTGACCATCCGGGCCTTTTGGCACGTCCCGGGCGGCAAAGACCCGGCATCCTCGCTGGTGGTGGACGGCTCTGTGGATGTGCCCGCCAGCGTTACCGCACAGCCCGGCAACGGCTGCATTACCTTTGAGGGCAGCGACGGCACAAAGACCGTGACCAGCGCCGACCTGCGATATCGCGTCAGCGCCAACAGCGGCACAGAGGACGGCACTATGCCGGAACCGGACTCGCCCGCGTGGCAGCAGCTGGTGGATGCCGTGCACAAAGATGCCACCGCCGCAGAGCAGGCCAAGACCGATGCACAGACCGCAGCACAGCAGGCTGGGGCATCTGCCAAAAAGGCCGGACAGGCCCTTTCTGACACCATCACCGCCAAAGAGAATGCTCTGAAAGCCATCGGTGACAAGCAGACCACCGCCACACAGGCTGTGGACACAGCCCGGGACAAGGCCCTCCAGCAGGTGGAAGCCTCTACCAAAGCCGCCAAGACCGCCGCCAGTGAAGCCGCCACCAGTGCGGGCAATGCAGACCAGAGCGCTCAGGAAGCCGCTGGCAGCCTGCAGGAGCTCAAAGACGGCATCGCAAACGGAAACTTCAAAGGCGCGCCCGGCAATGACGGGAAATCTCCAGTTGTAACTGTAACCGACATCGAAAATGGCCATCGTGTCAGCATCACTGACAAAGACGGTACAAAAACAATTGATGTCTTAAATGGTCAAGCTGGCAAAGATGGTACACAAATTGATGATGCCACCGTGGGGCTCGACGCCTGGAGCAGCAAGCACATCATTGACACCCTCTGTCCGCCCATTTCTGAGACCGGCAACCCTGTTGTGTGTTACCCTGTGGAGGGGAGTAAACTGGGCGTTAAGGCGAGCTGGGAGCCAACGCAGGAAGGGAGCGGTGACCCAAGCCCAGACAACATCCGACCTATTTCCGGGCGGGACAGCGTGACGGTGACAAGGTGCGGGGGGAACTTGCTGCCATTTTCAAAGCAAAGTTTAAAATTTACGCAATATTTGGGTCCATATGCAGTCAATTTGAAAGCGGGCACTTATTATTTATCCTGCGGAAATGTTGCGCATGATGGCAAAGAAAACCCTGTGATTACATTTACGGATGAAAAACTTATTACATATTATTTTCTTACCAAGGGAAGTGGCCAAATAGTTAAACTTAATAGAGATTGCCACACCATCTATTTATATGCAAATCATTATGATTTCAATGGTTCTGCGGGCATTACTGCAACCATTGAAGATTTAATGCTTGTCCCTGGCACCACTGCCCCAACCACCTATGCCCCTTACACCGGTCAAACCGCTACCCTCTCCCTGCCCCGCACCATCTACGGCGGCGAGGTGGATGCTGTGACGGGAGATGGGCAGGAGACGTGGCAAGCCAAGTCCTTTAACGGTACAGAAAATTGGGCACTATATGACGATGGTAGTAGCGCCAAATTTTTTTACACGGCTGACTATACCGTAGATAGCGAACCGCTTGATACTATATGTTCACATTTTAGAAAAGCTGCGTTTACTCGGGGGACAATTATCCGCGTTTATACGAGTGTATTTACCGACTTAGATGCGTATAAAGACTACCTCACCGCCCAGTACGCGGCAGGAACACCTGTCCAAATCGCCTACAAGCTGGCAACTCCAACGCCATTCACCGCAACTGGCGCACAGCCCATCCCCGCTCTGAGCGGCGTGAACACGGTTATAACCGATGCCGATAGCGTGACGGTAACCGGCAGAGCAGACCCCATCAAGCGCATCACTGACCTTGAGGATGCAGTAGCATCAATGACCGACACATAAGGAGGTACATACATATGGCAATTAAATCCAAATCCAGACACGATTTGACCCTGCGCTCCATCAAGCGGGAAATTGCAGCAGGACGCGATGTTGCGTTCTGGCTGGATAAAGCATATATGCACTACGACAACGGACTGCTGACCGCAGATGACATCGCAGAGGTGGAAGCTCTTGCACAGGCGTACTATGATGCGCTGGATGCAGAAGACAAGGCGGACGCTGAAGAAATTACACTGTAAGGAGGATATCATGGCAAGCACTACATACGAGCAGAAACGATTTTGTGAAATCAAGAGATGCGGCAAAATCGACCTTTTTGGTAACGTCCCCGTAATGGTGCGCAACGCGGGACAGCTGCCGCAGCCTTTCTGGCTCGGTGCTGCCTGTGGCGGCGGCTCGTGTAGTGCTGCCCGCTGCGCTGCAAGGACTTGACCGACAGAGGATGATCGCCGCCATCAAAAGCGCACCGCTTGGGAGGGTAGACCGTAAGATAGCCTTACTGCGGTACGTTGAGCGGCTCCCACTGCCGGACATTGCAGCACAGACGCATTACAGCCGGACGGCGATAGGCTACCGGCTGAAAGGTATTGAAAAAATGCTGGATGCGTGATATACTGTTTATACTGTCCGAAGTAGAGTACACACACTTCGGAGAAACGTGTATAGAGAGCCAGCGGAAGAACGTTTACCCGCTGGCTTTTCTTTTTGCACGAATTGTGGTATAATAATCTCAACAAATCCTCCCGGCCTCTCGAAGAAGCGCATTAGGGTGGATATCTGAACCCGTTAAGCCTCTCAACGATGCGTATCATGGCGGGTCTTTCATGGCTATGTAGCTCAGTTGGTAGAGCAGGGCGCACCCCGTCTATTGCGCTGGTTCAATTCCAGCCATAGCAAGTCCGAAAATGCTTGAACGGTTTTGAATAGTGCGCATACGTCAAAATTGCGATAGCAGAAGTAGGCATTTTTAGTTGATACAGTCTCCCGCCCGCTTACTTGCAGTGCGTACCATGTGGGAGACGATTTTATACGAATTATGGCAAATAAAATATATCACTTTTTGTCCCGTGTTTTGTTCGCTCTGATTATTTTTGGGGCAACATCAAGCGTTCTAAAAGCCGTCCTTCCGTTTTGGCATAGTGCATTTATAGGCGTGGTTTTATCGGTATATGCGTCTTTGCGTTATACGCCATACGATTTATGATTTGAAAGGCTGCGGCCTTTGTAGAGAGCGGCATTGCCTGTGGGCGGTTCCGCTCTTGATTTTAGACTTCGCCGTTTTGGCAGCACAAAACCCCCGGTGTTCCGTTTGGAGCATCGGGGGTTTCTTTATGCCAGTGCCAGCGCCTCCTTTACCGTTTTGCAACGGCAGGACACGCTGTGCATGAACCGGCTCGCTTCTTCGTAGGTGACAAAGCGAACGGTGGCGTCTGCACCGAGTTCGCCCTTTTCCCGCAGGGTCACAGAGTATACCCTGCCTTCGGGGAAGTCGCTGTTGACCATCGGCTTCCTGTTCGGCATAAACGGAGACGGGATGGAAGTGAGCTCTCCGCTCAAGGTGGTGCAGAACTCGTCATAGTGGCTCATCCCATCTTCCGTGATGAGATAGGGTTTTTTAATTTTATCCATAATGTAAGCCTTCCTTTCGGTTATATATAGCCCACGGATTTCATCCGGTTAAGGCTATAGCAGGTTATAATGCTCTGCCAACAGGAATCGAACGTATGTCGGGCACTCCCTCTCGCCCAGGCACCAGCCCTGCACCGTGCGGCGCGGGATGCCCGCTCCCTTTGCAAAGGCGGTCTGGCTGATGCCGGATGCCACTACCATCTCCCGCACGCTCATGCGTGCTGCTGCCCAGATACGGCCCAGACGGTCTTTTTCGGCGTCCAGATCAAGGTGCCCTTCAAAATCGTCCGAGATGCTGAGGGTGACGTTACCGAGAAAAACTTCTTTCGACTGCTTGGCAGCCATGCCAAAAAGTTCTGCTTTGCTATACATGGTTGACTTCCTTTCTTTCGGGTGATAATATGTTCGTGTACCTCCATGGTACGTCTTTCACAAAAGCCCCGTCAAGTGTTCGCTGCACTTGACGGGGCTTTTTTATTTAGCACATTTGACCGAGGAGCTTAATTTCAAAGTCATCCGGGGTCATGCTGTTGCAGTATTCAAGCGCAAGATGGTTGCGTAGGAACTGCTCTGCCTGCTCGGCATTTGCGCCTACCTGACGGTGCTCCTCGCTTGCAAACTTTTTGCAGGACACGCTGAAAGCAAAAACGTGGTCATTGTTTTTAGGATCCTTGAACGCTTTTTCTGCGATTGCAGCATCGCTTTCGTCAAAAAGACTAAACGCGGTAAGCGCGTCCTTCACCTCGTTATACGCGATCATGCGGCGGGCTATCAGGCTCTGCGCTTTCTTGACACGTTCCGGGTCGCCACATCCCAGCAGATAAGAGTAGTGGTCATTCAACTTGTTCTCCAGATACTCAAAAGCAGCCTCCATGCGTTCAACTTCAAAATTCGTCATAATAAAAACCTCCATGTTGTTGTGTGTTGGTGTCTTTCACTGTCTTTATTATACGCTCATTGAGCGCAAAATACAAGCCTTTTTGTAAAAATTTGCGCTCAATGAGCACTTTTTTTCTTTTGGCAAAATAGAGCATTTTTGTCCTTCGTTGGTCGCTCGTTGCCTCTCCCGCCGGGCGGCTCTGCTACACTGGGCGCAAAGGAGGCAAGCGCCAGTGTGGATCAAGTTCAGCCCCAACCCCAACGGGGGCAGCGTCGGAGACTGTGCTGTGCGTGCGGTAGCTGCGGCCACTGGGCAGAGCTGGGAGCAGGCCTACATTGGATTGGCGCTGACCGGCTTTGCTCTCGGCGATATGCCCAGCGCCAACCGCACATGGGGCGCATACCTCCAAAAGCACGGATTCAAGCGTCGCCTTGTCGAGGCGGACTGCACCACCTGTTACACGGTGGCAGATTTTGCCCGGGAGTACCCGAACGGCGTGTATGTACTGGGCTGCTCCGGCCACGTTCTGGCCGTGGTCAACGGCGACTGGCTAGACAGCTGGGACAGCGGCGCAGAATGCCCGATCTACTACTGGTACAAGGAGGACTAAGCAATGCCGATCTATAACGGATACCCACAAGTGTATTACCCGCAACAGCCGCAGGGGCAGCTTGAACAGCTCAGGGCGGCACAGTACCAGCCCCAGCCCGTCATGATGCCTACAATGCAGGGGCAGGCCGCACCGGCTGACAGCGGTTTTATCTGGGTACAGGGTGAAGCGGCAGCTCGGGGCTATCTGGTCGCCAACGGGAGCCGGGTGCTTTTACTGGATGCCGATTCCGATACCTTTTACATCAAAGAAGTGGGACAGGACGGCAGGCCGTTCCCTCTCCGCATCTACGACTACAAAGAACGCACCAGCGGCCCCAAAGCGTCGATCGCTGCCACGCAAGCCGCAGGCGGGGAGTATGTCACCCGCAAGGAGTTCGACGCGCTGGCGGCAAAGCTGGCGGCGTTGGAGAAGCAGGAAGCACCAGAGCCGGAAAAGGAGAGCTAAACGATGAGCAGCAGCTTGTACAACTCGATGGGCCGACAGACCCAGAACCCCATTGGCGGGCAGTTCCAGCAGTTTATGGGCCAGATGCAGGGAAAGAACCCGCAGGAGATGATAAACCAGATGCTCACCTCCGGGCAGCTCTCACAACAGCAGCTCAACGCCATTCAGCAGCGGGCACAGCAGATCGCGCCGATGCTCAACGGCATGAAAAATATGTTTGGATTCTAAAATGCGGCCGCATTTAGAATAAATTTCAAAATCTAACGTAAAGGAGTAAAACTATGTCTCTTTCTTCTGATAGCACGGTTCTGACCATGCCGGTACAGCCCGCCAACGGTTACAGCAACGGCTTCAACGGCTGGGGCGGCGACTGGATGGGTTGGATCGTCCTCTTCCTGATTTTCGGCATGTTCGGCTGGGGCGGCATGGGCGGCTTTGGCTGGGGCGGCGGCATGGGCGGCGCTTCGCCTTATATGACCAGCGCTGTCACACAGGCAGACCTGCAGCGCGGCTTCGACAACCAGAGCGTCATGAACAAGCTGAACGGGCTGGAAAGCGGCCTGTGCGATGGCTTCTATGCCATGAACACCGGGATGCTTCAGGGCTTCAACGGCGTGCAGCAGGGCCTGAACGGCGTCACCAACGCCATGCAGCAGGGCTTCAACAGCACCAACGTTGCGCTGATGCAGGGTCAGAATGCTCTGGCTACACAGCTGGCAGACTGCTGCTGCAAGACCCAGACCGCGATCCAGGGAGTCAACTACAATCTGGCCACGCAGGAGTGCGACACCCGGAACCAGATGCAGCAGGGCTTCTGCGCAACGCAGAACACCATGAACAACAACACCCGGGACATCATCGAGAATCAGAACAGCAACACCCGCGCGGTGCTCGACTTCCTGACCAATGATAAGATCGCCACCCTGCAGAGCGAGAACAACGAGCTGCGCCGGGCTGCTTCTCAGGATCGCCAGAGCGCGTTCCTGACCACCGCGATGAACGCGCAGACCAACCAGATCATCGGGACTCTGCAGCAGAAAGCTCCCGTGCCTGCCTATCAGGTGCCTAACCCCAACGCCATTTACTATGGCTGTGGGACCGGCTGCGGCAGCTGCGCATAACCGAATCACGGCAACTTTTTCCAAAATGGAAAATGTTCAGCCCCTGAGCTGATTTTGCAAACCAGAGCGCCGGGGCAAAAGCCCCGGCGTTTTTATTATGAAAGGAGCATTTGAATGACCTTAGCAGAGCTGAAACAGCAGTTTGTAGATTATCTGTACAGCATGGATAAGAACAAAATGAGCATGATGGAATTGAACACCTATGTTTTTATTTTGAAAACCCTGCTTGATACGGAAAAAGCAGATCCATCCAATTCTTGGATGGATATCTTAAAAACCGTTTATGCAGTAAATGCGCCTGTTTGTGCAGAAAAGGAGGTTTCGGATAATGGCTGAATTTAGCAACTCTAACACCGTCAGTGTGGCGGCGGGTGAAAACTTTCCCCTGACCGAGACCGCGGTGAAAGCCCCCGCCTGCATCATGCACCGTGAGGGCAGCGGCCTTGTGACCTTGCGGGGCCTGACCAATCAGTGCAAAGCACGCTTCAAGGTGAGCTTTGGCGGAAATATCGCCATTCCCACCGGCGGCACCGTGGGGCCCGTTTCCGTGGCGCTGTCTGTCGGCGGTGAGGCACTCAATAGCGCGACCGCCATTGTCACACCTGCTGCAGTCGAAAACTACTTCAACGTTTTCGTGGCCGCGTTCATCGAGGTGCCGCGCGGCTGCTGCGTGACCGTGGCGGTTAAAAATACCAGTACGCAGGCAGTCAGCATTGCAAACAGCAATCTGATCGTTGAGCGGGTAGCATAAGAAAGGAGATAAAGCCATGCTGGATAAACTGAATCACCTGAAGGATGAGATGTGCGACGAGCTCATGGAACTGACCGACAAAAAGAACCGTTCCCCGGGTGATGTTGAGATGATCGGCGAGATTGTGGATATCATTTTGGACATCCACCGCATCGAGGATTACTGTGAGGGCGGCGAGTACAGTCGTGCGGGCGAGTGGGCTGCTGACATGCGTGGGACTTTCGGCCACGATGCCGGAAACGGTTACAACCGGGGCAGCAGCTATGCCAACCGAGGCCGTCACTATGTTCGTGGGCATTACTCCCGCACGGATGGCCGTGAGCGCATGATCTCTGACATCGAGGACATGATGCAGGAGGCCACCGGCGCAGAGCGCGATGCATACAAGCGGGCCGCTGACATCTTGCGCAACGCATAAGAAAGGGGGCGGCAGGCATGGACATTGACGAGATCAACACCCACATTCACAAACTGAAATGTGGTTCAACGGACTGGCAGAGCGTGGAAAAGCTTGCCGCCCTCTGCACTGTGCGGGACGAGTTGGAAGAAGCACACGCACCTGAAATGCAGACTCAAGCGCCGCCTCCCACGTCGTACCCGGCGGCATACTCCACAAAAGCAAATCCGCAAAGCGAGTTCGTGGAAGCGGCCAGCGCCGCGCCCTTTGGAGGCTTGATGGAAGTGCTTGATGAGCACATGAAGGCCATAAAGCTTGCGTACCCGAAAGAGTATGAGCTAGTCATGCGGAAGATAAGCGACTTGTAAAAAGGCATAGAATGTGCTATTTTTACATAAGCTTCAACGTTGGGACATGTAATATATAATCTAACGGAAAGCCAACAAATAAGTAATTGCTTACGTTAAAACGTCAAATAAATTTGATTTGTAATCAGTGGGTTGCAGGTTCAACTCCTGTCACCAGCTCCAAAAATAAGCGTATAGGCGATAAAAACAAGTCGCCTATACGCTTTTCTTTTTGTTAAAACCGTGCAAAAACACCTGAAAACGTGTGGTAATCTAACAAACAATCTAACAAGTCAGTACTTCATCTTCTGCATTTCCCGCAACAAATATGTCGGGTCGTTGTGTGACACGTACTTATTGGCCGTGGTGGAGAAATTTTTGTGCCCAAGAATGGCCTGTACCGCGGTCTTTTCCAGGCCGCACTCCACCATCTTACTACTGGCCGTGTGGCGCAGCGTGTGTGGATGCACGCCCTCTATATGGCATTCCTGCATCAACGCCCGGAACTTTGTAGCCACGTTGCGCTTATCCAGCTTTGTGCCGGCCTTGGATGGAATCAGCCATTCGCACCCGCTGTTCATCATCCAAAAAGCTACCGTCTTGTAAATCGGTTCAAGAATCGGGATAATGCGGTTTTTGCCTGCCTCGGTCTTTTCGCCGCCCTGCATATACCGCTCTTTCAGATGCACATCCTCGCAGCGCATGGAAAGCAGCTCGTCGATGCGCATGCCGGTATAAAGCAGTACCATTGCGATTTGCGCCGTCTGCCCAAACCTCGGGTCGTCTTGTCGGCTGCTGATCTGCTCGATCTCTTGGGCGGTCAGGGTGCGCTCTGCTTTTCCTGTAGCCGCCGGGAGCTGCAGCAGCATGGCATAATTTTTGTTTATGATGTCCTGCGCCATAGCCCACTCGCAGATCTGGCTGAAAAGTGTGCGCTGCTTTTCGCAGGAGCTTCGGGAAAGCCCCTTTTCCACCATTGCGTCAATGACCTGTTGATAATCTGCCGCTTTCAAGTCCCGCAGCTGTCGGTCGTATAGCGGAGCAGCCTTTGCATAGGCCAGCTCGTACCCCTTTTGCATGTCCGTGCTGAGCTTTTGAAACTTTGGCTGAGCTTTCCATTGGGTATAGGCATCTTCAAAGGTGCATTTCAGAAGCGCAGCGGGGGTGTTCTGGGCGTTGTAAGCGTCCAGCGCTTGTACTGCTTCGCCTGCCGTTTCAAACGTTCCCAGAACATCCCTGCGGGCTGTGAGTGCAACATACGGTCTTGCCCGCGTCCCACTCAGCTTATACACGCTGCCGCTGCCCTTTGGGCGGCGGCGCTTTTTTCTTTGCTGCGGGGCGGCTTCCGGCTGTTTCTTTCCGCACCACGGACAAAAAGAAGCACCATCCGGGATTTCCTTCCGGCAGCATGGTCTCACGCATTTCATGGCTTACTCCTTTTTCTGCCCGATATATCCGAATGCACCATTTTCAGCAGCGGCCCTTCCGGCCTTGTAGTTGATTTTCAGGTCGTTAATGGGAGGATGCGGAGCGTCCGGGCATGGGTCAAGGCCAGCAATCTGCGCATAGGTATACTGGTCTATGATGGTCCCGCACACGCTGACCCGGTTGTTGAGTGGGCAGTGCAGGTTTGCTGCCATCTCGGAGATCACCGCAGGCGGACTGCTGCCGTGTCGGCCCTTCAGAATGAAAAGCAGCAGTCGCTTCGTGATGGGCGGCAGAGCCCTCATCAGCAGATGCAGCTCCCGATCTACAGAATCTTCCAGCCTTTCGATGTCGGAAACCGCATACAGATCTGGGTGCATCATCTCCATAAACACGGTGATGGGGGACACCCCACATGCTGTGCACCAATCCATGACCTCGTCACTGTCCGGGCTGGTGCAGCCTTTTTCCCAGCTCTGTACCGTCCTCTCACCCTTCTCGATGAGCCTTGCGATCTCCACTTGGCTCAGGCCGGCAGATACCCTGGCCTTTGCAAGCGCTTTTCCAATCTGGGTTGCCGTAAAATAACTCATACTTTCGCCCCCGTAAAACCAACGTGTTTTTAACAGAAAATGGCGCAGAAAAAATCTGCGCCATTCGACAAAAAATATCCGTATTTTGTTTTCCAACGGCGCATGGTAGAATTTGGAACATAAGACATAAATGTGCACAAAAGAAAGGGGAAAACAAAATGGATTTTAAGCAAAGAAACGGTAAAGAAACCGAAATGACCATCATCGACGGCATGCCCGCCACCGTTTTGACCGGAACCGACCGCACACCAAAGCCTTGGGAGGACTGACTATGGAGAAGATGAACCACTTTTGCACGCACATTCGCGCCGCGCTTGCCTGCTACGTTGATATGACCCCGGAGCAGCAAGCCCTTGCCACCATGTACGCCGCCCGCAAGATCAATACACTGCACGCATTACATATGACGGCCAAAACGCCCGGCGGCGCAGTGACCGGAGCAGGGGAATTGTTGCAAAAAATGCAACAACTCGATGCAACCCATCAAAAAGAGTGATGGGCAAACCCATTGACTGCAACAACATGCAGTTGTATAATGCGGTTGTAAACAAACTTACATACCAAGCAGCTGAGATTTCTTTGCTGCGTACTCATCCTCGGTGATGGCACCAAGGTCAAGAAGCTGCTTGAATTTCAGCAGTTCATCCGCAACACTTCCAGCCGCCGTTGTCGGTTGCGCGGCCTTTTCCTTCCCAGAGGTGCATTCCTTCAGAAACTCCGTGGTGCCGCCGGGGTACTTCTGGACCGGAAGGACCTGCTCTCCCAGAGGGAGCTCAAAGCGGATAGAGACATTTTCCTTGCTGCGTCCCTTCCGGGTCTCACTTTTGGCGGTGGAAGCGCCCACGATCGCACCGACGGGCCCGGCAACGGCAGCGCCTACCACAGCACGGCCAATGCCGCCAACGGACTGTGTGACCATCACGTCATCCGCATCTGATTCGTACCCGGCGACCTCATCAAAGCTGTAGATCACGCGCGGGCCTTTGTCGCCGCTGCGGTGACCAAAGAAAAAGAGGCGATTGCTTTTGTCGATGGACACAAAAAGAGAATCTCCGTCATAGATGGAATCGGTCTCCTTAAATGCCGCCCGGCGCTGCTCCATCGTTACCCAGTATGCCGCAAGTGCATTTGTCGGCTGCTTTGCAGCTCGGAAGCCCAGTTTTGAGTAAAAGAAGTTGCTGCATCCGGCGCAGATTAGACCGTCGGCGCTCTTTTCGCGGTTGAGTAAGCCCAGCTTTCCACCGCAGACAGGACAAGTATTTGCCATGATTACACCTCGTTTGCCATTTCTTTTCTTGCGCTTTCAAGTTTTTCATATTCGTTTTGAACGGCTTCTGTAAATCGCTTATCGCGCCCGTCAAGTAGAATATAAATAGAATCTTTCCACTTTTGATTGGAGTTTAATCGCCCTCTGTCTGTTTTCAGTGAGCAAATTTTATCCATTTGAGCAGAGGAATTGTTTTCGATTACGATCAAAAACAAACGCAGCTCGTTCTTTTCAACATTCCAGAGCAAAAGGGATGGACTGTAACTAAATTTTGCACCGTGCAATTCCGCAGCGGATAACTGCTGCAAGTCACTTTTAATAAGGTCGATTCTCTCAAAAAATATTGTTACATCCTTTGCGCGTTCAATACAAAGAAAGCCGTCCAAAACTCTTCGCATGACAGCCTGCAAATACCCCAAAGGAAGTTTATCTGCGTCAGATATATCAATATTAAGCGCTTCGGCAATGCGGTTCAAATCATTCCGGAATCCGATTTCTCCCCAATCTAATTTAGGCTTGTTGGGGAAAGCTGGATATTTCTCATCAATTCGCCTTCGGATTGCAGTTTTTTCTTCTTCACTTAAATCGCTTTCAAAAATAATTTCACTTTTTTGAGATAAATCATTTTTATTTTGACTTCCTTCGACTTGTTTCTTTTTGAAGAAAAAGTCAAAAAGACCCACGCAAAACCACCTCACACATATTTATTATAAGGAGGAACAAAAAATGCAGGACACTTCATTCAGCCCGGACGAAATCAGAAAAATCATCGAAAAGCTAAAGAGTGACCCTGCATTTCGTCAGAAAGTCCTCGTTATTCTTAATAAGGATTAGAGAAGTTCTCGGATGGCGTTCTTTTTCGCTTCCGAAGCCCAAAGAATCCGTCTTACAAGCTCAGCGTCTTCAGGAGACAGGCTGGACAAGTCCACGCCCTCCGGGGTGCTGGGCTTTTCTTTTTGCTCTTCGCCGGTCAGCTCTTCGACCGTGACACCGAAGTAAGATGCAACCTTTAATGCTGTGGCATCAGTTGCTCCGCCGCCCTTTTTCCAGCGATTTACTGTAGGTTTTGAAAGCCCCATTTCAAGAGCTGCCGCAGATGGTGTTTTTCCGGCCTTTTTGCACAGCTTCAAATAATTTTCGTAAAATGCCATAAAATACACCACCTTTTTGTGCAGTATGCCAAAGTTTACAAAGTTTACAGAAAACTATTGAAAGTTACTTTAGTTACTGCTATAATGGCGTTGTCAGTTAAAAACGTTTACGAAACACAAAGCCCCAGCGGGTCGCACCGCCTAAGCTTTTTTACTATGTGTCTGCAACTACATAGTAACACACTTTGTAAACTTTTTCAACTGGTATTTGACACGGCGATAAGAAAAAATCTGCCTGCGGTTGTTTCACAGACAGACTTTTCACCGATTTGTCACCAGAACGCACTTGCACCCCGGCGGTAATGCAAACATGCGCGTTTGCACGTCTTTTGCGCCATGCGCGGCGTAAAAGTAACGCCCGGGCTGCAAAAACAACTTGCAGGGCTATGGGTACGCCGCTTCCTTTGGCGGGTCGGCACCGCCTTGTAAGCCCTAGCGCTTCACGCACTTGCTCGTGTCTGGAACTGGCTGGCTCAAAAGTTTGGTCATCGAAATCACCTTCCTTTTGAATCAGTTTAACTAGGAGCCTTGAACAGTATAGCAAATCGGTGCGCCGTTGTCAATTATGTTTCAACTTACGTTTTAAAGGAGGTGTGAAAGTGCCTGAAAAATGGACAGGCCGTTTAGTAGGCCGGATGCACAACAACCAGATTACAGTAGACGACGTAGCAAAGCATCTTGGATTTTCGAGAAGCTACTGTTCACTGATTTTGAACAGCAAGCGCAACCCTCCCGGCATTCGGGAAAAGATGGAAACTGCCGTCAGCGAGATCATCAAGGAAAAGGAGGCAGAGCCGTGAACCAAAACAAAAAGCCCAGCCGTAAGCACGACTGGACTGAACAGGAAATCTTGATTGCGATTCAGTGCTTTACGATTCTGTGCCAAATAATAACCTTTGTTGCGCTGGTTCTGAACCTTATTTTACAGCTGATATAACCGATTTTCACCCCCTCCCGCTCAAGTATAGCACGGGATGGGCAGACCACAAGGAGGTTTATTTTGAACGAGATCATCTTATCCACCCAGAACGGCGAGCCGGTGGCATCCAGCCGCCAGATCGCTGAGAACTTCGAGAAGCGCCACGACCATGTGATGCGCGGTATCGAAGACATTCTGAGGGGTCTCCCCAAAAATGGGGACACCTCCATGTTCTTCAAAACCGAGTACACCAACGACCAGAACGGTCAGACCTACCCCATGTATCTGATGAACCGGGACGGCTTTAGCCTGCTGGTGATGGGTTTTACCGGCAAGGCAGCGCTGGAATGGAAGCTGAAGTACATTGCGGCGTTCAACGAGATGGAAAAGAAGCTGAGTACTCCGCAGATGCCAAAACTCAGCAAGGAGATGCAGGCGCTGTTCCTGCTGGACGACCGCACCCAGAAACAGGAGCAGCGGCTCACGGCGCTGGAGAACACCATGACGGTGGACTACAACCAGCAGCGCGTACTGCGTAAGAGCATCAGCCGGGCTGTGATCAGCGCCCTGGGCGGCGAGGATGCGCCCGCATACATCGACAACCATGTGCGCAGAAAGGTGTACAGCGAGTGCAACCGCGACGTGCAGGACTGGTTCCGGGTAAACAGCGTGGCAACATCCCCCGCAAGCGCTTTGACGAGGCTGTGGAGTACATCCAGCGGTGGAAGCCCAGCACCAACACCGTGATGCTGATCCAGCAGACCAACGGCCAGACCAGCCTGTTTGACCGTGCCTGCGCCCCGGCGGGGCGGCTGATCGTCGCAGAAGTGAGCACAAGAGGGTAAGGAGGACACCATGAGCGAGAAAATTATTGCCTATAAAGCCATGGACAAAAATATGCAGTGCCGTGGCAAGCAGTACGAAGTGGGTAAGACCTACTATGAGGACGAGGCTGACTGTTGCCACGCTGGTATGCACGCCTGCGAGAACCCGCTGGATGTGCTGCACTACTGCCCGTTGAGGGGTGGCCCGCGCTTTTTTGAGGTCGAGTGCGGCGGGAACGTGGATAAAAGCGAAGAGGACAGTAAGCTGGCCTGCACTGAGCTGACGGTGAAAGGTGAGGTGAATTTTGCAGGGCTGGTAAAAGCTACAGTGAATGCCGTTTTTAATCGGGTGAAGGGCAAAGAACCTTTTTCCAGCGGCTATTCCAGCACGGCGGGTTCCAGCGGCTATTCCAGCACGGCGGGTTCCAGCGGCAATTACAGCACGGCGGGTTCCAGCGGCTA